CCGGCGGCGCCAGCACCCTGCCATTCACCAAAGGCCGTAAGGCCCATCAGGGAGTGGGCCAGCGTGCCGTCCATCATGTAGTGCATCAAGTCGTCATCCTGCACTGGCGCGTTGTTGTTGAACAAAACCTTGCGCGGGCCGGTCACGTCGGCGATGGTCGGTGTGCCTGACAGGTCATAATACCAGGGCACGTACTTGTACAAGCTGGCCAGGTCCTGGTCGATTTTGTCGGCGAGCGCGTAGGCTGCCGGACGGACGTGGTCCTCGATGATTTTCTCGCCCGTGTAAGACAATTCCTGATCGGTCAGACCAAATTTGACTTCTTGCCACTGGTTAAGCGTGATGTCCACGTACTCCGTTGCGACTGCCACGGCGGTTGCTGGGGCGCTTGCGGCCGTGAATACCGACGGCCTTCTGATACTGATCGTCTGGCCTTTGCCGAACGTTCGCCGCTCGGCGTCGTAGCCCCGGTGAATGCGGCCGGCCAGTCCCAACGCCTTCTCAAGAGCAATCAAGCCTTCTTGAGCGTAGAATATCGGATCATATTTCCCTAACACATTTGTTGCCATGTTTACGGTTCCTTAAATCAGGTTATGTTTCAGCAATTTGCAGGGTAGTCCCTGCTTTGGCGGCCGCTTCTTTCGCGGCGCGATACAGTTGCGGGTTCGTCGCATTCTCACGCGAGATAATGTGTTGGCCCGCTCTTACCACGGGTGTGTGTGCGCCTGTAGCGCCAGTTCCCGTAGCGCCAGTGCCTGGGAAAAATGCTGCAAAAGAATCGATGCCCTTTAACTCAGCGACATGCTCCTCGACCGTCATAGGTTCAACAGAACCGCTTTTGTTGGTCAACTTAACGTTGCCCTGTTTGTCGCGGATCATCAGCTTTATGTCGCCGTTCTCTTGCAGTTCAGGTTTGGTCACAGTGTCCAGGTAGTAGCTCAAATTCGGATTTGCCCCGACCTTTGCGATTGCAGCGTTAATTTCTGTCGCCTTGGATTTGTTCACGGCAGCCGTCTTCCACTTGTCCACGTCAGCTTTTTGCTTCTCAATTTCTTTTCTGAGAATCTCAGCTTCTTGCGCAGATTTTTCCTTGAACTGGTTAACGGCGGCGTCTATTTGTGCCTTGCTCTTGTCGTCGAACTTTCCGTTCGCAAACTCCTCAAGCTTGGCAATCGCATCCCTCGCCTTATCTGGCTCGATCCCTTCATATCGCGACTCAAATTCCTTGAGTTTTTTCTCCGCACCTTTTGCCCTATCCAGGGTTTTCGATAATGAAGATTTCAAGCCAAGAACATCTTCAAGAGCAACGCCATTGACAGACTCTACATCCAGCCTGAACATTCCGTTATCCTGCTGGGTATAAAGGGACTTCAGTTCAACAGTTCCTGTCAAACCTTCTAACGCTTTTTGATTTACTTCGGCTAAAACTGGCATCTTGTGATTCCTTTCGGCATTCCGCCTTTTAGAAGCGTTCCGCTTCCGAGCATTCCGCCCTGACTACTGTATCTACCGCGGGTCACGCGCCCGCCTTTTACTTTCGCTTGGAGCTGGTCCAAGCTCGGTCAATGTTTCTTGGCCAGCTCCTTGAGCGTTAACGTCCTATTCTGTCGGTCGATGAAGTCATTTAGCTTGAGTTGACCGGAACGGAACATCCTGCCGCGAGACACGCCCAGCGCCTCATCTTGAATTTCTGCCGTTTGCTTTTTGAGCCATTCCGGGTACGTCGTCGTGTCGGCGACCTGCCCGTTCATCGACGCCCGTGTGCTGGCCGGCGCCTCTTTGGCGTCAATGCCCAACTCCTTCCAGGACCGTAAAACTGGCGCTGACGTGCAGCGGCACGAGTAGTGCGCTGGAATAGCAGGCATCTCGCCAACGGGATAGACCTTGCCATCGAGATTCATACATTCTACGCATGTCCTGGAGTCAAGTGTCGCTAACCATTGGATCCCCTTGATCACATCGGTATTGGCTGCATAGACCTCGTCGCGTGCCAAGTGCGCGACGTTGCTCACGCTCGTCCGCACCACGGCTCGGAGACTGTGCCGGCTGGCGTTGAGAATCCCGTCCGAGTATTGAGCCGCCCGCGTCCCCTTGATCCGCCGCACAATTTTCTCGATCCCCTCGCCTTCAATCATACCCATTTGAATCTGCCGGTTAATCGCAAACGCGGTGTCCTTCGACAGCTTGCCAAACCATTCCTTGACGAGCGCGCCTTCCATCGGCTGCTGCGTGATGAGGGAGTTGAGTATGGCACTGCTCGGCGCTACGAAGTCCCAGGCTATGGGATTGACCTGCTCCAGGGTCTTAATGAGCCATGACGATTCGACGTTGGTGAAATCGCGGAGTTGCTCGTACAGCTTGGCTTCCATTGCCTTGTAGTGTTCGCGTATCAGCTCGCCATTGTGTTTGAACAGCGTCTGGAGTTGCTTAGACGCTCCGGTGACGCGCTGCAGACTGCTCTCGATCTTGGCCATCAGCTCGGGCTGCATTTCGCGGTTGAATTGGGCCATGACCTGCTCGACCAACTGCGTCTTGTACCGCTCCAGATAGAGGGCGTGACGAATCGCTCGGTCGGCGACCATCTCATTGACGGTCTGCGGAAGCTCGCTCAGTTTGTCAGCGCCGATGGGCATTTAGTCCTCCAGTTCTGTGCCAACTCCCACCATGCCCAATGCCGGCCCTTCGGCCTCGATATCACTAATCTCAGTCTCGACATTGACCGTCTCTGAGAGTATCCCTCGCCGCTTGACCTCGCGCAGGAACGTCAGACGTGACAAGTCGCTGGCCTGCCGCATTTTGATGAGGTTGGCAATGTCCTCCGCTGCTCGCAGCCAGAGTGCAAAGTCATTGAACACATCCGCCTTGAAGTCCTCGGGCAATTCGACCTTGACCCACTCCGCTGCCAGCTTGTAGGCCCGGTACAGCAGACCCTCAAGCGTTATGACCCAGGCTTGGATATCGGAATTGGCCCGGGACTCGTCAATGCTCTGGCCGGTCGCCGTCTGTGTCCCCGTCACACGGGTAAATGGTTGCAGCCCCAGCATAACCATCTCTTCTTTCAGATCGGCGAGATCCTTGGCGCCGGCTTCAATCGCAGCCCCGCTATGCTCAACAAATTTCACGTCCGCGTTGGGATTCAGCGTAGAAATAAGTTGATTCGGACCCAAGGCAATGCCCTTGGTCTGCTCTTCATCGAAGCCTTTGACGAACAACGTCGCCGTCCGCGCGACGTGCAGGCAATTAGTTTGGTCGCTCTCGCTCTGAAAGTGTTTGCGGTTGCGTTCGGCCAGCTCTTTGAGCGGCGGCTCGCCGGTCAAGAATCCGGTCTGATTGCTGTAGGCCGTTACCAGGGGCACTTTGCCCAAGCTGTTCTTCCCGTCTTTCACGACGACGTACTCCTTGTCGTCGCCCTGTTTGGAATAAAGCCTCCATTGTTCGGGCTCGATGACCCGCACGTAGTGGACTTGCTTTTCGCCCCATTCCCCATCGGGTTCGGTTTTGGTCTCAGCGATTCGTATTTGTGTCAGCACGGGCTTGCCCGAGGCGTCCTCTTGCGTCCGCCAGCCGATGAGCTGGTCGGGCCTGACGTGAATCAGCCGTGGCCGGTAGCCCGCCGTTCTCTCTTGCTGCAAATTGGGCTTACTGCCGTCCTCGCTGACAGTAATGGGATAGTCGATGAGTACGTGTGTCACGCCGCGATTGACCAAGTCCGCAAAGCAGTCTTTTGCCAACGCGCCCAACGCATTGCCCTGCCCGTCCACGTCGTCGGCAATGCTATCCAGCGGCTCGGTCAGTTCTCCCTGGATTGTTACCGGCCTGCTGAACGGCTTGCTGCAAATGGACTTGAACGTATCGGAGTAGGCGCCGAACAGACTGGAATTGGTCACGCGAATTTGGTAGTGGTTGATGTCCTCTTTCGGAAACTTGGGCAGATAGGTCGCCGCCCTGGCTCGCATGGCTTCGGAACCGGCCAGCAGATCATCAATCAAGCTCCATTGACACCTCATCGCATTATAGGCCCCGCACGGTGTATCCACTTTTGCTTCTTGTGTGTTTGCCATTGTCTTTTACACCTTTGCACTTTCGATCTCTTGTTGGGTTCGCGCCTCCACGATGACGCCCTCGCGGACCAATACGCTCAGACGCGCCTCTTCGATGTCACTCACGATCACGTCCTGGACATCCTGCCGGCGTTGCGCCTGCTCTAAGGCGGATGTTCGTTCGACTTTCTTGCAGCCCATAGCGGCTCCCTGAAAACCTTATTGCCGGATCACTTTGAGCATCGCTTCCTGACTCGTCAGGATCTTCTGCTGGATGATGGTCTGCGTAGCGATGTCCCTCTGAATACTTTCAATATCTTTGTTCATACCGATAATCGCATCTTTATTGGTCTCGGCCATAAGGTGGTATTTGGCGTCGTCTTTGCAGTTTGCTTCGACCGCGCCAGCAATCTGGGATGCGTTCCACACCGTAGCGGCCAGTGTCAGCAACAAACCGATGACCGCAATAATGCCCAAGGTCCATTTCAGTCCGCCATTTGTTTTCATCTTCGTGGTAGTCTTTCTATTTAACCTGCTTGTCGTACATTCAACGTGTAGCGTTTTGTCAGTACGCGGTAGCGCGTTTCGTCCGCAACATGGTCCTCGGTCTCTGTATCTACGTCGTCCGTGTTGCGGCTGTCACGCGGAAGCGCCGGCACCGTTCGGATGAATTGCCGGCAGGTATCGAACACATAGAGGCCCGGCCCTTCCCCGACAACGCAGTTCTTGAATCGCTTGCGCATGAGTTCCCATCCGTTTGTGCGGCTGCCGGCTTTCTTGTCGGAGGGGTTCCATCGAACGCCGAGCTTCGCCATGTCCTCGGCAATGCACATGCCGTTTTGCGTAGAGAAGATCGAGGAATCGGCCGAGCCCGGGTGAATGCGCCGGCCCAGCACCTTCTCGAAATTGACGATCTTTCGCGCCACCTCGACGGCCAACTCTTTTGTCCCTTCGTCCGGCTTGCCCGTCCAGCCGTACAACTCAGCGATGCGGAACAGATCGCCGCGCTGCGTGCTGCGTATGGTGCCGCCCGGCAATCTCACATCGCTGCCGTCCGACTCGGCCCAGAAGCCGACGGCATAGGGCTTCGAGCTGCCCCAGTCGAAAGAGCGGTCGATATACCAAGTTTCCGGGATCTCGAAGGGTTGCACCACGTGAACATCGGGGTCCCACACGTCATCGAACATGCCGCCAGCAACGATGTTCCAGTCGCCTTCGAGCCATGCCTTGCGGCGGACGCCAGTTTGTGATTTGAGCATCTTGACATAGGCCGGATCGTTCTGCAGGACAATCAGATTCTCCGAGATAGACCCGTGAACCGCAACCCGTTCGATGCCCTCATCGTCCCGCACAACTATTCCCCGCGGCGCTGGGTCGATGAATCGCATCTTTACCCAGTTGTGGCCAGTTCCGTATGGATTGCATGTCGCCCGAAAGTGACGCGGAATATTGGGATTCGTGGACCGACAGACCGTTCGCATCGCAATATAGAATTCGTCATTGGGCCATAGCGTCAACTCATCAAAGCCGATCCAGGGATATTCGTGACCGTGGTAATTCCAGTAGTCGTCCATGTTCTTGCCGTAGCGGAACAACAGCATTTCGCCGTCCGGCCATACCCAGCGGTGGTCTCCTTTGTTGTACTCTGCCCCTGGAAAAATACGCCTAAACCATTTCTTCGATTTGACAATCAATTCTTCCAAGTCGGGATATTGCCTGCGGAATATAATACCCTTCCAATCCTCCCCGTAATCTCTCCCAACAAACTGCGCGAAGTCCATCAGCAGAGCATCGCTCTTGCCGGGCCCGCGTGTCCCCTCGTAGAGGCACTCGAAAATCGGACAGGCCCCAAACGCCTGCTGGCTGCCGGGCTGGGGCGCCCAGACTACGCTGGGTCCGTCTGCTCTTTCGCCTCGCCGTTGCCGTTGGCGACTCGGTCTTTGTAAAACTGTAGCCATGCTTCCTTGTCCATCGGCGGCGCTGTGCATAGGACGCCCGATCCCTTGATCTCGCCGCTGTGTTGAATGTGCTGAGTGTTCTGCCAGTATTTGGCCATGCGATTGAAGAGGATCACGCAGTTGGCCCCAACGTCCGGGGGCATGTGCTTGGTGACTTTTTTGATCACGCGACGCTGGTTGCCGGTCTGTGCCTGTTGACGCTGGTTGCTCCCATCTGTGATCTCGGTTGTGATTTCGTCGTAGTCGTACCCGTTGGCGCGTTTGAGTAGGTTGTTGACAGCCAGCGCGCCGATGTCCTGTTGGGCCTTGCGGATATGCTCACGAAACTCCGGCTTGGTCGCCTTGTAATGCTCCCACGTCGAAACGCCCACGCCGAGGCTCTTAGCGATGCTCTTCTCCGTCATGCCGCTGCGCATCCAGCCCATGATCACATCGAGGTTCGGCTCGATGTGCGTCCCGTATTTGCTCGCCCGGCGCCCACTCATTCAATCGCCCTCCGCAAGGCGAACAGGTTCCCATCCTGAAATTCCTTGAGGTCGGCGATGCACATATTCTTGAGTTCGGCCTGGGTATCGTCGGTCGGTTCGATGCTCAAGAGGTTGCGCATAGTCTCATTGATGCTGTTCTCCGCCGACTCCAGCGGGAACATATTGACGTTCGGATTGTCGCCGTCACTGGCCATGACCAGTTTTACGGCAGAAAGGGGGGAAATGCTTGAGTTGAGAGTGGCTATAGGGCGTATGTGGGAAGGGTTTGTGCGTTACTTCCTCACTACTTCGAGGGTAAGTCCGTTCTGTGACATTGGACACTTTGCCATGATTTGGTTTTCAGAGACTCGCCGAAATCTCTCAGACCCGAATTGGGATAGTAACTTAGTGCAAAAATCCCCCAACCTATCCGCCAAGATTTTTTTGCCTGTGTCCACCATGTCTTGAACAGGGTTGGCTTCCAAGGAAATCGGGAACCATTGCGGCGCGTCAGATCAATCTCAAAGATAAAAACCATATCGTTGCTCCTTTCGCCCCATATCCTACCCCGATTGTTTCATAGCTATAGCACCTTGGACGGCTTGAGGATAAGCCTGAAAGAGCGAACGGTTGTTGGTGCATCGACCATCTGAATCTCGTAAGGCTGTATCCCCGTCGCTTCGATACCGTGCAGGGCCGCTTCCAGCAGAGCAGCGTTGAGCTCTTTCTGTGCCTCGTGGATTCTCTTGATGATGAAGGGATCGCACTCGGCAGATTCGAGCCGCTCGGTTGATTCGGATGCATCAATCGCAGACAGTCTGGTCCTTAGTATTTCATGGCATACGGATTCTGGGTGTATGCTGTCTTTATGGTCGAGGGCTGCGACTACTCGCCTGAGAAGTCTGACGGCGTCGTTTGAGTTGTTTTCCAGTGAAACGGAATGGCAAAGGTACGCCGGATAGGGGGGAAAGACAAACGGATCTTCGTCCTCGCTATGAATGAAGACCCTGCTATCTTCAACGCCCTGCTCTTCCGCTGCCTTTTTCAATTCGCCCCAGGTAATATCTCTGCTCATAATTCAACCCTTTCAGTAGTCTATTCTTTGTTCGTGATTCTACTCCGATTGCTGTACCTCTGCCAGGAATAAACGCAGCCCCTGGCTCGATTCTCTGACTCGCCGCCGCAGGATATTGGCGAGCTTCGTCTTTCGCTTGCCGCTGCGCAACGCGGCGATTATATCCTCGGCGTCCTTGAACGATAACACAAGCCCCTCGATGGGTTCTGTCTTGTCGAGGTCATTGAGGATCTCCCAGAGATTAGCGTTCGTCGTCGTCATGGCGCTAATGAGCTTGTTGCGGCACTCTTTGCAGTGCTTCTTCTCGCCGTCCATCATCCCGAGCTTGTACGCCGACGTGACGGCGTCTTTGAGTTGCGGGTCCAGCATCCCTGCTTTTATCTTGGCCATACTCGGTTCCACCAAAGCGTTAGCTTATCTGTGAAATCGTCCACTTGCAAGACCAGTATCTCTGCGCAACGAGCTTTCGACCGCGGCGTCCAGCCCTCGCAGAATTTCCTCGATCAGCGGCCGCATCCTGCACGGCCCCGTCGCCGTCAGCAACTCGGTAATGACCGCCGTTAGTGTAAACAGCTCTTCCCAATTCAGATCGGCCAGCGTTATCGACGGCAGGCCCGGCCGCGTGGTGTCCAGAATCCAGTGCGAGCTTAGATGCAACTCCATCGCCACGGCCCGAACCTGCGGATTGCGATGCCGTGTCGCCAGCCGGATAATCGCCGTAAGCTGGAGGAACACGGGAGGCTCCATGCCACAGAGGGAAATGCGTTCACGTCTGTCATCAACGATAACTGTCATATTGATCGGCTCTCCGTGTTCTTGAATTTGACGCCCTTGAGGTATTCGGCCAAATCGGTCTTCACATAGTAGGGGACACCGTAGCTTTCGCAAAGCCTGATGGCATCCGTTCCAAATTGCCGCCAATCGGTATCACTGCTTCGATGATTGAGCTTGCCGATTTTGTAGAGGTCCACTATCTTGTGAGTCTCTTCGATGCACATCAGAGATTCATCGGGGTCCAGCACTGGTTCGAGAGAAACCCATGTCGTAAGCCCCTGTTTCTTCGCCGCTCGTATCGCCCGGATTCTGTCCGAAGGCAAGGCGGCGCCGGGTTCAATCTCAAGAGACTTGCCGTCGTCCTGAAGATAGGTCAACGTCGTAGCGAAAGCGTCATTGGGTCCGTAGAGGTCAAAGTCTCGCAAGGCCCGCGTGCCAGCTTTCGTCAGGATCTGGAAGGGAATTTTATGCTCTCGCAGAATCAGTAGGGCCTCCCGCGTGATACCCATTTCCATGTCTCGCGGTGGATATGGGTCACAGGTAAAGCAGAGAAGTAGCCGTTTCTTCGTCCCCGCAAATTTGATGCAGTCTTTTCGTAGCTCTTCCAAAATTGCACGCCGGGGCGTAGCGTTAGCGTGAAATTCCTTTGTAGTCTTGTGGAGTGCATTCGGGACGTAGCAGTAAGCACACCCGTGAACGCACCCGCTGAAGAGATTACAGGCCAGCCAGGAATACTCCAGGGCCCGGCCTTTTGGTTCGTAGATCACCGACATAGAATCAACTCCTTTCAGATATTCCCAACTTCGATTTTCTGCAACATCTGACGCATATTGTTTTTGCATTCAGCCGCAAGATGAAGATATGCCTGCATCGACTGGCCATCCAGCCCTTCTGCCTTGGCAATCTCTCTTGCTCGCCGGGCAAAGGCCCGCGTCACATGTGAGTTATTGGCCAGCGACAAATAAACGCACCGACTCAACAGCGGCCCTGCATCGAGTTGTTGCTCAAACAAACCAGTTTGACCGGCCTTCGTCGTGGTGAAAACAAAAACGACATGATTCGGAAGACGTTCGAGCAGCCCGAGCAAACGGCGAATCATCCATACTCGAAGGCCGTGGGCCTCGTTGATGATATAAGCGCGCCCGCCCTTGCCACCGCCATACAAGTGCATGTTGCGCTCGATATTCTCAAAGACCTCAAGAGTAAATGCCTCGCCGCTATCGTACTCCTCAACGAACCAGTCGTCGGCGATCTCTGCCGCCAATAACCGGCCAATCGTTGTTTTGCCTGTCCCTGAATGGCCGCATATCCAGAAGGCCCGCCCGCCGATCCCTTTTTTCTTGAGTTGCCTGATCTGATTGACCACGGCCATCTGTCCCTTGACATCTGCCCAGCGTTTCGGTCGATAGGTCTCGTACAATGCGTTCATGTTTCTTTCCTTCCAAAAGTAGCTAGTAAATCGTTCATAACTACCTATATCATAACGACTTAGAGTACTTTTGTCGAGGAAAAACTGCTGCTTTTATGCTTTTTTTATAAACCTGCATAGGAACAATCTTTACGGCAACACAAAACTGAAATAGTTCTTTCGCCCATCCGCGGTAGAGTACATTTTGACCTGTTTTATGCGATTATCGGCCAGCCAAGCCAGCAATTTGGCCCGCCCGTTGCGATAGAAGAGCGTAGGTATCTTCTGAACCATAGTCCGCGTGTAACCCAATTCGGTCAGCATCGCGTAGGTCAAGCAACCCATAACGGATTGAATAAAAGTGCCAAACACAACAGCGCCGGGCCTTCGTGGTTTGAGCAGAACCAGCTTCATTGCACCCAAGTCGGTTCCGTAGGCATCCAAGTCAATCACATCAAACTTGCGGAGGTCCATGCTGGACAGAAACTTTCTGTTGTCACCGACCAAATGCAGTTTGCCTAAACTCGGCTTGCGGTCTAACGAGAGTACGTGCAGACGTTTGTCTCTTGCCTGCCTCTGAACTTCGCGCCATATCAAACCGTCACCAGAGAAGCAATCCAGAACATCAAGCTCAGAGCCCTCCGGCAGATTATCCATGCGGAGCCGGACCTTCATTTCTAAATAGCTGTTGTCGGTTTTAGTTGCTGCCTTGTTCATACTCGATGCCCTCTATGGCAATAATTTTCTCAAGATGCTCTTCGATACGTGCAAATAATTCCGGCGGAAAACTCAAGAGCACATGGGTTTTTTTGTAAGGCTTGAGGTCCCATTGCTTATAATCAAGCTCTCGACCCTCTGTGGTCATATCGTCCAATCGCTCAGTGACTTCCACCGGAATTTCAATCGTACTCAAATCCGGCCATTCTATCGAAGCTACAAAAGCGTCGAAACCGATGTCTGTGACCTTGCCGTACTGTGACACGTAGCCGAGTAGCCTGTCTTTGGCCTGGTCAAGATTCTCGGCCTCGATATCACAGACAGGAACCTTGCCGCGCGGCAAACTCCAGCCATCAGCCAGCATGGCGTCGAGAACGCGCTTGCGCTGTGTGCCATCCAGAATCTTATTCTGCCAGACAAAGAACGGGGCGTCGAAGCCTTTGGTCTCAATGCGCTTTCGCAGCTTGGCGAAGTTCTCAGGGGACAGGTCCTTCAAGTCGCCCTGAATGATTTCGAGCTTTGACAGCAACTCGAGGCGTGAACCCTTACAGGCAATTTTGATTTCGTTTTTCATTTTAGCACCTTTTCCAAACGTACAACAATCGCTTCCCACTCCTCATTTAAGTCCGTCGTTTCAATATAACGCGATGCTCCCAACCAGTGCAACCGGTGCAGCAAGAGGTGTATGGCCTCATGCTTGGCGTGGGACTCGGGGCCGGTATCGGCCTGAAGTGACCTGCCAATCAGTTTCGTAGTCAGAAACACGTCTGCCATTTTGCCATCTTCCCTGATGACAATGTGGGCATACTCGTTATCAAAATATTCATGGAAGAAGGCAATAGAGTATTGCGTCAGGCCGAGCAGATGCTGCCACCGCAGAAACTCCTTCTTGAAGCGATTGAAATAGGCTTTCGATATTTTCATCGTTTATCTGTCTCCGAACAAAGTCGCTCCAGCCCAGCCCTGGGCTTGACCAGGCGGGAGCTTTCAAAAAGAGAAACACTATGAGTCATCTTCGCCGTCCATAACAAATATGGGTTCCCATTGTCTCGGCAGTCCGTCGTGCCGGCGTTCCTCGTAGGCGATACGCTCGGCTAGTACCCGCGGCTCTTTGGCGATATCCACATCCGCGCGATAGGTATTGACTCGCAACCTCCATGTCGCAATGAAGCGTACTCCGGTCCAGATCAAGCTCGATGCCATGCGTAAGTGACCTTCTCACAACTTCGTCAGCAGTACTGTGAGCAACTTCGTAATGACAGCCTGGACGGCCTTGCGCTCGACGCGAACCCGCTCGGCCCTACTCTTGCTCATGGCCCTGAGCCACTCTCGGGCCCGCTTATCGTCGGCCAGCCGCTCGCTTGTAGTCATGCGTTTGCGCACCGCCCGGTACCATGAGACTTGCGACTGTGCGTATAGGGCGCTTCTCACGATGTCCCAGTTCGACTCGTTGACCCATCGCATCAGCACCGGCAGATAGAGGCGGGCCAAGTCTTGCTGGCCGAAGGGTAAGTCTGCAATGAATTGTTTCGTCGTCATGTATTCTCCTTACTTGGTTACCAAATGTTACATTTTTTCATCCACGGTTCGATCCCGTTCCTGCACCAGATATCAAACCAGTAACCCATGTAAAACCCGTAACGAAACTTGAAACTGTGAAGACAATTCTGAACGGTCCAGACCTTCTTGCAGTCTTTTCGCGGAGCCGCTTCAATCGTCCTTCCTTCAGAATCGCAAGAACGAATCTTCCATGAACCCGGACACACACCATTGGCAACATAGTAAGTGTGCGGCCAGGTATCAGTCTTCAATGTAACTTTGTCACCGAGGTTAATTCTGAACATCCACTTGAAACTTAGCCAAACTATTTTTAGCCAGTAATAAGCCCGGGTCATGGCGTCACCCCCAGGCTATTGGGCTCAGCGACGATGACGCCCATCCACGTTTGCATTTCGGCCGCCATATTCGCCAGTCCCTGAGCGCACTGGTTGGGGTCCGCGATGCACTGCTCGTTCCAGTCCTGCACGCGCACGTTGAACATTTGGAACTCAAGCTGCTCGGCAGGACTGAGAATCTTGTCGGCACAGCCGGCGACGAACAGCCCGCAAAGGACCAGGATGATCGGCAGGAAGGGTCTGCTCTTCAGGCCGACTGTCTCCAATATGCCGGCCACCCAACTATAGCCGCCCGAGGCCGACCAGCCGAGAATGACGCCGCCTAAGAGCCAACTCGACTGGCCCGTAGCGCGAAACACGGCCATCGTCACGGCGATACTGAGCAGCGGCAGCAGCGGCTTTCTCAGATCGTCGGTGAACCAGGCGAAGCCAGTGAGAATCACCTTAGCCAGCTCCACGAACAGGGCTACGCCTATCGTCAGAACCATCATCGCGTAGGTGATTGTCACGCCTTCAATGTTTTGGGTTAGTGTTGTGTCCATAAATCTGTGCTCCTTTCTGATAAACGTTTGTGTCTGTTTGCTCATTCTTCGGCTATTTGTCTTGATTTGCTTTTGATTCAGGCTGGAACAATCGCAAGGTATCGGCCGTCGATAGCTCCTTAAGTTTGCGCTGCTGAATCGTCTCGATAAGGCGCTGCGGCGCCTTCGTCTGGCTGAAGAGCATTATCACGTTCATGATACTGAGCTTGGCCGCCAGTATGGGTGTGACGTCTTTGCCGTTTATGGCTTGCCCGATCTCTTTGGCCCTGCGTTTGATGGTTCGACGCACGTGCTCGCGCGTCTTATCGGCAGCGCCCTCATAATCGTCGCTGCGTTTGATGCCCGTATTCTGCACCGCCTCTAAGAGAATTTTGTGCTCGTTCTGGACGAGACGGCGAGCCGTTGCTAACAGTCCCCTGGCGTCCTTTTGAACGTCCCGGCCAATGGCCGCCGAAAGCTGCTGGTAGCTGGCCAGCTCATTGCCTTCTTTGATGAGCGCTGTCTCCAGGACGTTGTAGAGAATCCTCGCGTCACTCGATAGCTCAAACGGCCCCCGCCGCTTCGCCTCTGTTTTTTGTTTCTCTGCCATGATAAGGCTCCTTTCAAAAAAAGACTTAACTTAACGCAACGTAACCGAACGCAACTGAACTCAACAGAACTCAACATAACTGAACAAAACGAAACGAAACCCAACGCATTTTGTTTCGTTCGCCCTCGAAAGACGAAACTCAACGCAACCTAACGTAACAGAACCCAACTAAACAGAACGTAACCGAACTCAACCAAACACAACTTACGCATGTCACTCTATCACTCCAGCATCGTCTTGACGCGGAAGTTCTCGGCGCTGTACCTGCCGAATTGCCCGCCATTGCCCACGCGCATGCCGAGCAGGCCGATGAACTTCCCGCTAAACACCACGTACTGTTCGACCTTATCCATGTGACTCAAGAGGACGGGGTCCAGTACGATAATCTCGGCTTTCGCTTTCCACTGTGCGATGATGGGAAAGATTCGCGTCACTTGTGCCCCTTTGGGCTTGCTCGGCTGGGCTGGCACCAACATGGGCGTCCCCTGGATGTCCTTTGCCTTGATACCGAGCTGCAAGGGTTCGATCACCATGATTCCGGAGGCGAAGTGTTTGCTGTATGTCGCCTGCCCCTTGCCCGGAACCTTCTCGCTCAAATACTTCGCGGTATTCGCCAGCGTTTTTTTGAGGGCAATGTTCGGAATGAACAGACAGCCCTGGTCATCGACGTGCATCCGCTCTCTCCAGGCGCGTTCTTCCTTTGCTTCCGGGGATTCGCCCTCCATGTCGGCGCTCATAATCCGCTTGCCGTACAGCAGCGGCCCTGCGGAGACAAGGTCACAACACAGCACTACCGGCGTCATCGTTTCTACTTTTTCTTTAGCCATTTTGGTACTCCTTTCGATTGTCAAAAACTGAACTTAACTTAACGCAACTAAACAAAACCCAACTCAACAGAACTCAACCTAACGGAACAAAACCAAACTCAACGGACCTCAACCCATTTTGTTTCGTTCGCCCTCGGTTCAAAAGACTTAACTTAACGCAACATAACCGAACGCAACTGAACTCAACAAAACACAACATAACTGAACGAAACGAAACGCAACGTAACATAGCCTGTTTCTTTCAAGCCATCACCCAAAGTCTATTGTCCTATCCGCCGCCTTTCTTATCGCCCGGCCCGTTTACGATTCTTCCTCACCATCGAACGGCATTTTCAGTTGCTTCTCTTCCTCGCTCATCGGACGTTCGCTAATTACTTCCCCGGTGTCTTCTCGCGTCACTGTGACTTTCAAGGTAGAATAGTTTTGCGTAAGACTGCACCGCACAGACCGGAAGGCATACTTGTCACGCACCAGGTTCTTTTGTACGCGAGTCGCCGCTTCTTTTGCTTCGATCTGGGCCTTGAAGTCCGACTTTATTTTCTGCTGCTCGTCTTCCAGCATTTCGATTTCATCGAGACTCCGCGCCAAACAATCCGAGGCTTCCCGGATTTCCTGGTCCGTCAACTGGCACTTGAGCGTTCGTGTTTCGTGTGTCGTTTTGATTGCGTCTTGCTCTTTCGTCCTTGTCATAGTACAGATCCTTTCTTTCTTCCATCGTTTCGATAGTGACATATACGCCGGGCTTTTCCTCGCCTCGGCAGTAACGTTTTTCTGTGACTTGCTGCACCACTTGGGAATCGTCGCGCCAGACGATCCCCGTCAGGGCGTCCTCGACGGCTCGGGTCAGTTTGGTCAGGTCGGGCACCGTCGTCGCGTGCTGTGGCGCCGATGATTTGAGCACGCCTTCATTGCGGCCGCTCCCGTAGTGATTCTTCGGTCTGGGCTTGACAAACGCCAGGGATAGACGAACCGCCTCAGTCACTGGCACCATCCGGTTCGTCTCCTTCATCGCAAACCACTTGACACTGTTCATCCACTCCTTTGTTTTCGGATTCGCGTGCGTCACGATGATCTTGCCCGTATTGGCGTTCTTGAAGGCACTCTTACTGCCGGCAGAGCGAGCCATTCCGGGGATGAAAAATTCAAGTCTCACGTTTGCCCCTTTCTGGTCCTGGCCCGCGCCGCCCTACTGTCTGCTAAGGCTTGCGCTTTGGCCTTCTCGTACTTAGCCTTGCACCTGTCGCAAATCCAGTTACCATCAGAGTCGATAGTGCCGACCTCATCGTCGGGCCGATACGCCAGTTCTGGTGGGTGAATGCCGTAAATCGAATCCCAATAACAGAGCCTCATGATGTCGTCTGCCCTCCCAGGGCCTGCTCAAGTTCCTTCTTGCGGGCGTCCCAACCGCAGTTACACTCTGGGTGTTCATCTTCCGTAAGCCATTCGACTTGACAACCAATTGCGTGACTACCGCGTTCGAGCAGTTCCCGCTCCAACTCCGCTATCCGCTCGGCCTGGGCCAGAATCTTATCCTCTTGCTCGATACAACGAATCCCGCCGCTCTCGGTTTCGCAATCCGTTTGATCGCGCAATCGCTTGTTCACGGCGGTCAGGCGAATACATTCTTGTTGCACATCCAGTAAAAGCGAACCCGCCCCTTCTGCTTCAGCTTTGAGAATCTTGTTCGCGGCCTCTAATTGGTCATTGCGAGCGACCAGCTCAAACCAACAATTCAAGTTCTCGCCGCAACTTATGCAGCAGCCATCTTCGTCCACCTTTGTTTGTACGCTATGGGAGCAACAACCGGAGACGACAGCCTCTTCCAATGCGGCTATCCGCTCGGCCTGGGCCTTGTTCTCCTTCGCTAATTCAGTCGCCATTTTTTTGTAAAGCCGTTGCGATGCTGACGCAGGTTCTTGTGCCTTGGCAAGTTCGGCGGTCAGGCGGTCGATCTCGTCACAACCTTTAGCTAATTGCCCTGCCAATCTTCTAACAAGCCAATGCCCCGCTTCCAGTGTTTTGGCTGGCTCGTTTAGGTAAATCTCTCGAATTTCCGCACACTCCGCACGAAAGTTGCTCGGCTCCGGCTCGGCCTTCGCGGATTCGAGCAGGGAAAGGGCCTTTTCTAAAAAATGACATGCCTCAAACAGTAATTGCTCGGCCCCTGTTGGAGTTTGTTCTACCGCTCTAAGGGCCTCGTATGCTTTTTTGCCCATACGAACAACGGCCTTAGCCTCATTAAGATTAATCGCTTTGTCTATCAGTTCCTGGTTCATATTTGGTTCCCTTTTTTATTAGCTTCTTGAAAATCTTAAAACGGCAAGCTCTCTGATGCTGCTTGCCCAATATGTACAGGCTCTTGGTTTGTGTGCGACTTAGGTGTCATTGTTGTCTTGCGTGAGAGATACAAGTCAAGGAACTTCCGGGTCTTATTGTCCGGTCCCTCCAAAATCTCATCGAACGCCAGATCCCGCAATCTCATCGACTCCTGCCGAGTGCCTATATACCGCTCCCGCACGGCTGGCTCATTCCAGTGTCGGATGATGATATGCCCATCGCCGTAGCCTACGTCGTAGCGGTCCCTGACCCGGCCGGCCTCAGTCTCTATCGCCTCCCGATCGATTTTTTCCCAGCTTGGCGCCCGGCAGAACCACTTCACCCCTCGGTGGCTGAGCGAGCGACTGATCTCATAGGCCAGAAATATCTCTTTCGCAATCTTCTCCGGTTTAGGCATGTTGCTTATCCCTTTCTGCTCGTGGTCGATAACCCAGCTCCTCTTTCACTCGGGAGAAAAACACCGCCAGCGGCTTGCGGCCAGTCTTGGACTCCTCGGCGATTTGTAGAATAGCGGCACTGCTGGTCTCACCCTGTTGGTCCGCCCAATGCTGGAGGTTCCACAGGGCGGTCAGGTCTTCCTTCGTCTTGGGGCCCAAGAGTTCTCGAAGCTTGTTTCCGAAACCGAGACGAGACGAGGCCGAGGACGATGACGCGCGAGCAATTGCCGAATCAGACGTTGCGTCGGCAGGTGGGTCGTCGGAGGTTTGTCCCTCGCGCGCGCGCGCGCGCGCACGCGTAGTTTCGTTTAGTTCCGTTTCGTTTCGTTCTCGTTTCGTTTCGTTCTCGTTATATAAGCGTCCTGGAGCCTTATATAACACTCCAGAATTTTCTGGAGAATGGTCATTTTTATTACCCATATTCACACTCTCCAGATTTTTCTGGAGTTTTACCCTGTTTTCGGTATCAATATCGCCGTTTGTTAATTTCGGTAATCCAGCACCTGTGTTATTGGTTGCACTTTCTTTATCTATCTTACCGCTCTCCAGAATTTCCAGGAATTTCTGGAATGGGACTTCTTCCATCCAGCCGACTGTTGGATTTGTGAGAATCTCAATGGCAAATTGGACCCTATCGAGTGGCTTTCGGCAGATCGTTGCGACCTCTTCGACAGTGGCCGGACGGCCCCGATGATTGAGCAATGCACCTCGCTTTTCCCCCTTTTCGCAAGCGGCGATTTCGAGGAATTTTTGGAAGAGTCCAAAGACCTCATAGTCTCTGTCGCCGGCCAGCATTTGCATGGCCAGGAAGCCGGCTCCCTGGGAGCGTCCGTGAACCTTAGAGCGGATGTATTCCAAGGGCCTGTTGCGCAACTTGTCGCCGGGTTTGGCGGGCTGGCCTTTCTCGTTGACTTCGTAGCGCTCTAACCATTCCGTGATGACGTACATGCGTCCTTGCTCCACTGTTTTATACTGTTGCTTTTTCCTGCTGCCGCTTCTGAATTTCCAATCTGAAAGCTGACTTCCACTGGCTGTTGTCGAAGTTCTCGACCGCCCACCGCAGATAGCCGGTGGGGACCTCGCTGATGGGCTGATCTTTGTGTTTGCCGAAGGGGATCACTAAGGTCTCATCGTTGCTGGGAATCGGTCTGGCTTTGACGCTTTCAAGTTCCGTACCAGTCGTCACGTCCACGCCCGTCAACGGGCCCACATTCGACTTGAGCCGCCACATGCCGTTGCCGTTGCGGTCATAGAATACAAACGTCTCTATCCGGCCAAACCGTGACACATTGTCGGTCAGGTCAATTAGCTTGCAGTTCTTCTTTCCGGGATATGGGCGGATCCCGCGGCCGACCATCTGATAGTAAAGCCCTACCGACTTCGTGACCCTGCCCAGAATGATGCAGTCGAGCTCGGGATAATCGAATCCGAGAACAAATATACCCACGTTGACCACACATCGGATCTCGCCGCTGCGGAATCGCCAGATAACAGTCTCCCGGTCGTCTTTGCTGGTCGTAGCAGTCACGGTCCGGCAAGACACGCCCCGCGATTTCAACTTCTCGACCACCGCTTGCGACTCGCTCACAAACGGCGTGAACGCGAGAATGTGCTTCGAGGACTCTTTCACGACTTCCGCGACGATCTTGTCGGGGATGCTCTTCTGCTGGTTGTATCGCTCCAGGGAAGCGTCATCGTATCCCTGCCCCGTACTATTCGACCGGATTTCACGCGAATCGTAGTCGGCACAAAGCGAGTAATGGATGGTGCTTAAATAGCCAGCCTCGAAGAGTTCTGGTAGTTGCGTCACGTGGGCAATACGCGAGAAGATTCGCGGCCTCGTTCGCGTGAGGATACGGCTCTCGGCCACCGGCTCACCCATCTGGTCGCGGTAGCTTCTAAGCCTGTATGGAGTAGCCGTCAGGCCAATCGTCGGCAGGCCCAGGTGTGAGATAAACTCTTCGTACTGCCCGCCTTTGGAGTTGACGCGGTGGCACTCGTCCACAATCACCCGGTCGAAGGCTTCGAAGGCGTGCTTGCGTTTGATGATCGTCCCGATAGTGGCGAAGGTCACTTGGCCTATGGTCTTTTTGTTCATGGACGCGGAATAGATGCCGATGTCCCGGACGCCATAGCACTTCATCTTAGCGAGGTTCTGTTCGAGGATTTCTTTGGTGGGCTGGAGAATGACTGAGCGACCGCCGGCCCGCTGCGCTATCTCGCTGATGATGAGGGATTTGCCGCTGCCCGTCGGCAGTACGAGGATGCCGTTTTTGCGGGTATTCAATGCGTCGAGACCGGCACTGACAGCCGCTTCCTGATAGGGGCGTAGTGTAAAAGCTTGCATGGCGTTTTGTTCGTTCACGGCTTTGCCCTCCATTTGAACCATCCTTCGACGGCCAGAATCAGGAATATGGCGTCACGCGCCACGAGGCTCCAGATGCCCGTCTGGGCGTGGATCACTAAAGTTAGGCTGTTTGATACCAGCCACACTAAAAAACACACCCTGAGCCGCCTGTTGTTCAGGATCACCCCTGTAATGGCGAGGATGGTCGAGATAGTGCCGATGAGTTCAATCATGGATTGCTTTCGAAAAAAGCCCGTGCGAAACCGGGCGGGGTAATCGAGCGTTGAAGTTTCCAACTACTCGACATCTTCGCTGTTCGGTCCCGCTTGCCGGGTGTACCGAGAAGAACGGGACGGTGGGCAATGCCAACCGACTGCGGTGATGTGAAGCTCCCCCATAACCAGGTACGTTTCGTCCAGGCGTCCCCAAACCACCAGGGATCGAATTTATAGCAAGGCTCTCCCAGATAGTCCTTGAGTCGCCCAGTAGGGTTCTCGATAGCCCACCATGCAGGTTTACATCTATGAATAATTCTCAGGCAGGCATCGACTATACTCAGACCATCCAGTAGCGCACTTGGGCCTTTATTTTTCCACCATCGCGCGCCTACTCTGGCAAAGTGGTCACACGGCGGAGCGGCCAGAATCCCATGCACATTCTTCGGTGGGATGTAGAGCCTGACATCGTGCTCCGGCAATGTGATAAGCCTTACATCATATCCCGCGTCCCTGTACGGCTTCGACCAGGCCCCGGTTCCGCCACACAAATCAAGGATGATTTTGTCTTGGTTCATTCCCATAACCCTTTCTGGCCCTGCCGGGCCTCCTTCACCGGAACGCCCGTCTCGTTCGTGGTTACAGCATCCCTGTTCAGCCACCATTGCCAATATGCCTCAGCGGAACCGTAAACATCTTTCGCCGGGTTATAGGTTGCTTTAATCGCCCGTTCCCAGGCCCTTGCTATCTGAGGCCAGCGTTGTATGTGCTTTTCAACGTCGCGGACCATCGGGCAAAGCACACACCCAAGTCGGGTAAACCCCTCTGCGTACAACGAGCAGACTTTTATTTCATGGCCCCGGATATATGACCAGACATCATCGGTTGACCAATCAATGATGAGATTGAGGTATCGCTTGCTGATATCCTTGTAACAGGATTCGACCATGCCCCGTGCCGACCGTGCCGAACTTTCGGCCCATCGGATGCCGGTAATAACCAAATGGTCACGCCCGCCAGATTCTTTTTGAGTCTCACAACAGTATCGCAAGTTGCGTCGTGGTGGGCACTGCTTTCGTTTTATGAGTTGCCACATCGTATGCTTGGGCCGGTGAATCTCCACATCAGGCTGCTCTTTGACATGCCGTACAACCTCCGGTGGGTCTGCCGTTGTCAACGCATGATGGGCTGTGTATTTCACCCCAGAACGCCGGACAAGGTCAAGAATGACATCGGAGTCTTTCCCCCCAGAATAGGCAACGTAATATCCGTCGTCAGCCATGTTCAAGGCAGATTCCTCAAACATGTGCAAACGCTCAATGGCAATCTGTTCCAGCGATTTGCCGAAAAGTATCTGGTTCATTCCCATAACGCTTTCTGGCCCTGCCGGGCCTCTACAGGAAAGTCAACATCAAAGAATCCCTGCGAACCCTTGACGGGGAAAGCATCTATTCGCCGAACATTGCTGAGAATCCATGCCCAGGCTCCAGGGTAAACCTCACAGCATGCGCGTTCCTCGTGGATTGTGCTCATTTTCACGCACGCTCGCACCGTGACAATGCAGAGGGCCTTGCCACATGCCAAATTACCCACCCGCGGCTTCTTCGTGCTGCAAATCAATAAATCGCCACGATAGGATGTCGGCCATGACCGCGTCTCAATTGTTTTTTTACCCGATGCGATCATGCTAGCCCAGGGCTGCCAAAGTGATATAGCTTTCATTTTGTTGCTCCAAACAAAGCCTGCTGGCCCTGCCGGGCCTCGTCTGCCGTCATTCCCGTTTCGCCTTGCAGCACTCGCCATTGGGCCTGCTCGGTGATGTAGTTGCCGTTGATCTCAATGCCGGTGTAGTTGCGCCCGAGCCTTGCCGCGACCATACCCACCGTCCCTGAGCCAAAGAACGGGTCCAGCACTAAGGCCGGGACGGGATCGCCCGCGTTACAGTTGCAGGTGGGCCGCCAGCCGAGGGTCTTGGTGTCAGCGACTAATCCAAGTGTATTTTCGCGTCTGGCGTAATCTGTGCCGTCATAATCAGCCTTGTTACGCACATTTCGATTCGCTCTTGCTGGATGTTCCCGCAATTCGCCTTTGCTAATGATTCTCGCCCACGGCGCGCCGCAGCTCGGGCAGCAGCCCTTCTGGGAAGTAGAGACCTTGATGCAGGGTTCGACCAGGGCCTCCGGGAAGGTAGCGTAATGGCTGCCCTTGTATGCCTGGGGATTGATAACCCATACGTCGCGGAGGTTGCGGCCGCTGTTTTCTCGATAGCCTTCTTGTGCGCGATTCTCTTCGTGTCCGGCCGTTTTTCCTGTATCAAAACGACTTCCGGCCGCTCCCTTGACTTGTTCTTCTTTCACCGCCTCCATGTCGCAGAAATAATGGGGGCTTTTGGTCAGCATGAACAGGTACTCGTGCGCCTTGGTGCAGCGCCACGAGCCTTTGCGCAGCACGTAGCCGCCGTTCGGCTCGCACTTTGGACAGCCGGGACAGTCTTGCCACTCGGCTTTAAGAGACATATCAAGTCTTGTGCTGCCATTTTCACAACCTGGGACACGAATCATATTATCGCCCGCCCCATTAGGTTTGTCGCGTGATGGTCTTTTCTTCACTTTCACCCTGCACCGCTCCCACCGCCAGCCGTTGACGCTTTCGGGCATGGTCGAGCCGCTGTACTTCTCGCAGAATGACAGGGCCTTGGCCCAAATGACATCCGAGCGCAACCACCAGCCATCGGCCTGCAAGGCAAACGCCACCCGCCAGGGCAAGCCGAGAAGGTCTTTCGCTTTGAAGATTTCATGCCGAGCGTCATCAGGGGCTGTCCAGCCGGGTTTACCGATTTCCTGATGGGGCTTGCTGATACTTTCGTTTCTTTCAAAGCGGGCCTTCTGTTTTTCCGAACCACCGTGAGCACTTCGACCTTTGCCGCCCCATAGCTTGTCCCCGTAATTCAGCCACAGCACGCCGTCGGGCCGCAGGACGCGCCGGACCTCGCGGAAGCCGACCACGAGCTTTTCGATGTGCTCCTCGGGCGTCCTCTCAAGGCCAAGCTGGCCTTCGACCCCGTAATTGCGCTGACCCCAGTAGGGAGGAGACGTGATACAGCAGTGGAATCTATCCGATGGCAGGGTCTTGAGCGTCTCGACCCAATCCCCACAGATGATCTTGTTGACGAACTCGTTTTCAAATTCTTCCGGCGTCATCCGTGACTTTCTCTCCGCACTGTAGGCACTTCGTCTTATTCATCGTCGCCTCGTCAAACCTCTGGAATTTTAGCTTCACACTCGGAGCACACATAAACATAATGCCCCTCACGGTCGTCGTAGTATGTCGGATAACAAGTAACTCTCCGCAGCTTGCGGTGTTTATGGCAGAAATTACATCTTGTAGGCTTTCGTCTTCTATCTCGTTTGCTCATCTTGCCCTCGTCAAACCATCTGCCAATGCGTGTCGGTCCCAGGCGCTCAGCGGCACGGCCTGTTCCTTTCGGCGCTCGCGCTCCGTCTGCGCGGCCTTTGCGAGCTCCTTGATAGTCGGCGGGGCCTTGGGAACGCGTTTTTTTGCGGGGGAAGGGGTTCATTTCGGCTTGCCCCCGGCGCCACAGCTTTGGCATATCCTTCGCCCACGATTGCCTTTATTCGTTATCGGCCGGAAGGCATACCTCTTAACCTTTGTCCCGCACAATACACATGGCTCGCCTTTGCGCCGGCGCAGCTTGGCGAGAGTCCAAAGTTGGGACCCGTACCGCAAACTCGCAACGCCGATCACTTCATCGTTTAACCGGGTTTTGATTGTATAATCCGTTTTGCTCATTTCGGCTTGCCCTCGGCGTTGAGCCGGTCGAGAAAATCGGCGATGTCATGGCACTGTCCGGCATCCAATCCTTCGTAGATTCTTCGTCCCGAAAATTCCCATAGTTTGCGCTTCTTGTTAAACTGAACCCGGCCCAAAAACTGCTCCTCAATCTGTTCCTGAGCGTAAGCGAGATACGCCGTCTCATTGTCGTAAAGTTCCTCATCCTTGAACTCGACGTGTTCGTACTCCAGTTTCATTTCGGCTTGCTCCTTAATAAGCATAGGAACTCTTTTCGCTCAGACACGCTCCGCACAGTATTTTATGGCGCCAGTAGCGCGGTAATTCCGGCCAATCAGTCCCCGACTCAGCGGCACAAATAACGCCTTCGCGGTCACTCAGAAACAATTTGCCGCAAGCGTCGCACAGTTCGATCTCATCTGTGATGAGGTTGGCGTGCTCTTGCAAATGATAAAAAATAACCCATGCTTTGCGGCGGCTCAATTTTAGTTCCTCGCGCAAGAATTTCCATACGCCTTCGGCTACCACGAGTTTCTCAGCGTTGTCGTCCCGATGTTTGCGGTCTTCGGAGTTTCGCGGGTTGAAGGCTTTACAATGTGACGCCGCTGTCTCTTGCTTGGTTTCTGCAAACCAGTAGCAGTAGAACCGATTGCACGAAGAACAATGGTCGTCTCCATGTTGCCAGCAGTCACCGCACTTTCGATTCTCTTTGTTTTTCGTTTTCATTGCTTTTTCTCCTGAATCCTCACTTATTCCAGATTCATTTGCTCAATCAATCTGTTCAGACGCTCATGCCATCCAAAAATGGCCCCATAGATTTCGGGCGGTGCTGTCTCTGACGCCTGTTCGTACAATAGTTCCAGCCCTTCTGAAATTTCTTGCAGTTCATTGGTGTAAGGAATTCCGGTAGCCATCAGTTTCCTTTCTCGATTCGCTTGAGTACGTAGGGCAGCACCCAGGTTATTAAGCTGTTTTATTGAGTCGCGCATAGTTGGAATCAGTCGCCTCAAAAGTTTGTATGTGCAAATTCGCCGAAGTATTCTTTCGCCGCGGCGTCGTATGCTTGGGCCGCTTCGGTCTCGGAATCGAAGTAGCCGAGAAGGGTTTCTCGTCCTTTCATCTTGATTCGGGCTCGCCATTTAGCAGCACCCCAATGCCATGACACGCCTTTGAATTTTGACGTTCCTTTTCGTGGCCTTCCGTTCTGGTGATTTTGTGCCGTGGTCGCGCAACGGAGATTATTTCGCCGGTTGTTCAGACCATCGCCGTCTTTGTGGTCGGTCTCAAAGCCGGACGGGGGCTGCAAGATTTCCCGGTGCATAGCGATCAGTGTCCGCTTGCCTTTTTTGCGGGACGTGGTTCGCACGGCATACCAGGTATGATGCGATTTGCACGCACGCCACTTCCACCGACTCAGCCAGTCATAGTCAGCATCGTCAACGATGGTTGCTTTACCCCGTGTAAGTTTAATCTCCTTCATGTTCATCTCCAAAAAAAATAGGTGAGCGGCTAATGTTCATGCTTCTCGATAGGCTCAAGGACGAGAGCCAGCACCCAGGGGTTGTCTCCCCATCGCTCGCCGGGCTTCGGATGAAGGCGGTCCCAGAGCATAGCGAAATTCTCTATTGAAGTCCGGTTCGCATATTCATGATCGCCATCTTTATACTCAGCGATACCCTCTGCTCTTGCGTCAATGATGCTGATGTCCTGCACGCGTTCGACTCGGACGCCAGTGACTTCCCGCCAAATGCGAGCAAACTTTTTCGGCATGAAACGGCCGGTACGTACCCTGCCCATGTGCTTGTCGCGTTTCCAACCTAAGTGGTCGGGGAACCAGATATTGATGCCGACAGGAATAGCCCGTGGCGGTACGGAATCATATTGACGGTCTGCCGCCCAAGTCTCTTTAGCATAGAGGTGGTCCCCGACCCGATAGCGGGATTCTTTGCCAATTTCTTTGGACAAAAATTCTGCCGTGCATGAATTAAGTTGCACTTTTTTGGTTCGCCAGGACCAGCCTGCGGCTTTTAAGCCATTGCGCTCTTCCCAATTCGGTTGTGGTTTAATTAATCGCCGCGTCTGCGTCTTTCGGTTATCGAGAAACGCCTGAGCCATTGCCTCACAAGTATTCAATCCCAGTTCGCGTGCCATCAGTCACCGCCTTTCTCGCTTGCATCGCGCAGTTGGCATATTAGATGAACAACGGCCTCAATGGCCTTTTCTCTGTCAGGCGTTTCGTCGGCCACTGCAAAACCACAAGACAAATCAGACTCCAGTATTTGAGAGGCGACCCCTTTGGCCCATTTAGCATAGGAAAATCGTTTGATATGTTTCGCTCGTTCACGCGCCATCAGTCACCGTCCTTTCTCGAACAATCGGGACATACCCATTTGCCTTTGATTTTTCGCCAGCCATCGTGTCGCAGAATCTGGACGAACAATTTCTTCGTCGGCTCGCTCCACTGGAACCAGAACGCGCAGCGAGAACACCAAGCCGTATGTTCCGTCATGATTTTGCCCTCACCCGGCATGATCAGTCACCGTCCTTCCGCTGGGTATTTTCTTCGCAAGCGATCCAACCGGCGGCGAAGGTCCTCTCAAGCCGATTCTTGAGGTAGATGTCATTGGCCTCTAAGGGCTTCGAGTTGAGGGTGTTGGCCTTGCACAAAAACTGGCCTTGTTCACTCTGAAAAAACTCGTCGTGTGCTTTTTTGAATGGTGTTTCCATATCAGTCACCTATGAAATTTTCAGGGAGATTTTGACGGTTTTCCCGCAGTTTACACATTTTTGCTTTTTCCCTTCCTTGGTACTAATCGCAATGGAATCTACACCCTCTCCTTCCCAATTATAGATTTGGTGGTCAGTTGTTTTAATAACTGTGTAAAAACCACAAGTATCCCCGCAGTCAGGGCATTTGTATTGAGCCTTCGCCATCAGTCACCGCCTTTCTCTTCTGTCGCACTACAGAAGCCGGGCAGGGCTTTCTGGAAGCCCCGAGCCTGCAAACTCTCATAGAATGTCTGCTTGTGCGCACGGTCGAACAGGTAGGGCAAAAAGACTTCCAGAACGTCAACCTGGGCAAGTTCCACCATTGCCATCTGCGCATCGACCCAATCCGCCAGAATCTTCCACGCCGTGCGCTCCGCCTGCTGAGTAATGTGTTTGTAGGTGTCCTTGCGCGGTCTGCGTACCTCAGCCCGCAGCACCTTCTCGGCAGCCGCAATCCGGGCAGGAAGGTGAAACGGCAATTCGATTCCGTTGCTGTGAATGATAAAGGCAATCGACGCCACCCTGCCGTCGGCTGTGTATTCCTTGAGGATTTGCCTGGCCCCATGACGCGCCAGTTTGTCCTCAATCCAGCTTATCGACCGACTGGCCGATACCTGACTGGTGTAGTTTTTTAGTGCCATTTGACTCCTTTCAAAGGTTGCCGCAGATCACCCGCTGCGGCGCCGGGTTTAAGGAGTTATGAAAACCTCAAGGCCGGAGTTTTCCGCCCACTTGCCGGCTGGGGCTATGTGGAGATAACAGTCTCAACTTTTCAAGGCCATCGTCCGCGTTTTCCTTTCTTTCAAAAAAGCCGGCAGCGCGGGTCGCTACCCCGCGTATCGGCCAGCGCACTTCTTCGCTGCCGGTCGTATTCACGTGTCAGAAAAATCAGGGCCGGGTTGACCCTTTTTGCCGAAGTAATCAAGCCCCGGCCCTGTCACGGCCTTACAAAAACGTCTTGATAAACAGCGATTCCTCAATGTCCTTGCGCACCATCTTCTTGTCCATGTTGTCGGACGAACAATGCAGTAGGTGGATCTCCCGGCATTGGCTCAGGTTACAAAACTCCTTCACGTACCGTTTCGCCACACGCCATTCGGTATGAGAGACGAGCAGTCGCTCGGCCAGCGTCTCGTTGATCTCCTGTCGCTCCACGCGTCCGGCCAATACGTCTTTGTCGTAGCTGGCCGAGATGGCAATGATATCGAACGCGATACCGAATCGCTGCGTGATGTGCGAGGTGTCGGTGACGAAAAAAAGGTTCTCATCCCCGGCATTTTCGTGGACGATGAACCCCAACGGCTCCTTCGCATCGTGGTGGACCGCGAAGGGGAATACCTCGAACGTCTCGCTGATGGCAAATCGTTCCCCGTCTCGGATGGTGTGCGTCCGTCGATGCAGGTGCAGCGACTCTTCAATCCCCAGGAATGTGCCTTCGCTCGCATAGACATCAATCCCAGCCTTTAGGATATTCTCAACGCCCTGGCTGTGGTCCTTGTGTTCGTGTGTGACCAAGCAACCGTCGATAGCCGTCAGATCGTACTTGAGGGCCTTCTGGAGTTTCTTCCACGTCACGCCGCACTCAATGAGCAACCGCCTCCCGTTGGCCGCGGTGACGGTGTAAAAGTTGCCCGAGCTCGATGAGTAGAAGGTCTCAAACGTCATCGGTAGTCCCCGGCCTCGTTCTGGTCGCCGTTAGCCTCTGGATTCAGGCAGATTTGGAGCGTGCCACAGCCTGGGCATTTCGCTACGCTGTTATTCGGCCCCGTCATCGCCGGATCATTGAATGTCAGTCCGCACCCGGCGTTTCGACAGAGATACTTGAACTTGGGGATTTCAGTCGTTGGCGACTCAGTGGTAGTCGTCTTCTTGCCTTTGCCTCTGGTTCGCTTCTTATCTTCCGCTGCTGGCGGCAGAGATTTACCGTTCTCGAAGTTAGCATCGACCGGGTCGCTGCCCAGGTCGGCGGCGATGAACGCGGAGGCGTCCGTCGAAGCCTCGTCAAACGTATCGCGGTCGGCGGTGATCATCTCCTGCATTTCAATCGACATGACGCCATAGCGCTTCAGGCATCGCAGCAGCACGGTCTTGTTGCCCATCGGGATCGGGTCCGTGGACCACGGTGAGGCTTTCTTGCCCGCACTCACGTCGTACTGATAGGCTTTGCTGTACCGCCGGGCGTGGGCCATGACTTCGGCATGAGTCATGTAGTCGGATTTCTCAAACCCGGTAATCAGTTTGAAATACACGTAGTGTCCGACGACATCTCCGTCCGTGCGCTTGTCGCTGTACCGTAGTTTGAACGTGTCCGGGTCATTGAACGTCACAACACCGGTGATCGGGTTGTGGCTCTTGAGTTCGTCGCGGTAGATTTCCGAGCAATGGATGGTTTGATACTGGCCCGAGCGTATGCACAGTTGAATGACCCCGCGATACATGATTTGAAAGACCGCTTCCTGGCCATAGGGGACAATCGCCGCATGGCCCAGGGCCGGGTCAATGGCTAAATTCACGGTCGCTGCACGCATCGCCGCCCGGCAGACGCTGCCTGGATTCTGTCGGGCAACCTCCAGTAGTTGTTTGCTGCTGCCGACGACGTTGATAATGGAATTGATGAACGCCCCGGACCGCTTGCCCAATACGTCCTCGAATCGCTTTTTGATCGACTCGTCGGACAAATAACCCTTCATAATTCCCAACGGTCCTGCCGGTCGTTTCTGAATTTCACCTGTCTCTGTCTGTGTCATGGTTTTCCTTCCTTTCGTATTCTTTTATTCTTGCTCTTGCGAGCAGCCAAAAAACCCAACTTGCCGCCTTGAGAATTTCAAGGGTAGTCTTGTACTCAAAGTTCTTCTCGAAATCGTATTTTTTGAATTCAGCACTATATTGCGGTGCATTTCTGCACATCTGACTGGTTTTCAGATGCAATTGCAGAATATCATCTAACAACGAATTCAATCGGTCGCGTCTTTTCTTCAGCGTGGCCCGCGTTGCTTTCATGCTGCTACCACCTTCTCTGCGACTTCGATTGTCAATTCGCTCATGCCCTTCTCGGCGTACAATTCGATCACCTGTGACCGGGCCTCTAACGGCAGGGTCAGCGATTCGGCGTGGTCAATCCATAAAGGTACGCTGATACCGTAATGCTCCGACAGGGCATTGATGACATCGACGCCCGCGAGGATCTGCTGGCCCGTTGACATATCCATATAGGGCACGCCGTTGAGCATCGCCTCGCACGTATCCTCGATACTGCCGTTGAGGTTGTAGTTGAACAGCTTGAACTGCACGTGCGTGAACCTGCTGTTGACGGCCTCTTCGATCAGGCGGCTCTCGGCGGCCTTGTACTGGTCGATCTCGGCCAACTCCCGGTCAATGTCGGCGATCTTCTGTGCAAGGTCTTTTTCTTTGGCCTCCAACTCGGCAATACGGGTCTTGTCGGCCTTGGCGCGGTCGGCTTGGGCGAGAGCTGTATTGACCTTATCGAGTTCTCGCTGGGCTTCATTCTTCCGGCTCTCGATAGCATCCAGTTGTTCGGTGACGGGGGCGCCGATTTCGGCTTTAGCCTTCTCGATCTGCTCGGTCAGTTTGCACCACTCGGCATCCTGCGTCAT